AGTATGTTGTCTAGTGGTGAGTATATGAAACAAGCCGCCCCGTTAAAAGATAATGAAGGTAAAACCATACCTAAAGTATTCGGTATTTATCCAGAACCTGAAGACAATGCACTTTTAGGGAGAGGTGCGTCAGATGTTATTGTTAAACAAGATTCGGTTTTAGTTAGATCAGGAGTAAGTTCTCCTCCGACTCTTGAGTCCCCATTTCCAACAAAAAATTCAAATTGGGGTTTTTTACAAATTTCAAACTTTGATTTAGAAAGAACAAAATTACCCAAAGAAACTGCAGATGTTACTCAAACAAAGTCTCTACAAGTAAAAAGACTAATAGAGTGGGAATTAACTAATAGTGTTGTTATTAGCGGACAAACAATTGGTGGTGGATCAACAGGTGACACTTTTTACAATGGTAATGTAAAGTTATTCACATTAGTTAGCAATCCACAAACAACAACAATAAACGTGAATGGTTTGTCGGACTTAGACAATTATAAAAGTTCTGTAGATTATGAAATCTTTTTTACTGGTTTAACTTTTGATTTAGCATCCAACTTGATAAACACATTTATCGATAACGTAAATGATGGAAAAATTAAAATAGATGGATATCCCATGTATCCACCACAACCAGATCTAATGTTAGAAAATCAATTTCCTTTTTATGTTAGACCTAGTAAAAAAAATGCAGATACATTAATTTCTTCAGGAACCACAGATTTTCCAATGGTGTCTTTGTTTAATAAAAAAATAAAACTAAATCCTTATGATATTTTTAGTGGTAGTTTTTTAGTTTGGTCTCGAGGGGTTATTGGACAACAAAATGAAATTAAAAAAATAGATATTGAGGTTAGTGAATACAGACCAAATCCAACATCATATAGTGTTTTAGGTAGTGATAATGTTTATTTGTTATCACATAAAACTCAAATACCAACAAAAGCAAAAGGTCAAAAAATAAATTTACAAGATTCTTTATACGGAATTGATCAACTTCAATTTACTGAAGAAATTGTAGATAGAACAGATCCAATGGTTAGAGGTGACCAACTTATGAAATTATTAAATGTTATTGTGAATTTTTTAGGGTCTCACGTACATAACATAAATAAAGCTCCAATACCAATCGGAACGGACGGAACAAGTATTGATGATATTAGAAAATTAATACAGGATGCCGATAACACAATTCTTAATCAAAATATTCGAATTAATTGATATTTATAAATAAAAGTAAATGTCGATAAATAATTCTTACTTTAGTAAAAATAATACTATAGTTTCTAATAGTTACGTTAATACAGGAAGAAACCCTGTTATGGAGTTATTCTATGGAAATGGTGGTATAAGTGATCCTACGGGATATTCTAGATTTATTTTTGATTTAGATTTAGAACTTTTAAAACAAAAAATTACAACAGGAGTTATCTCAACGAATTGTAGTATTTCAGGTATGGTCCATAAGTTAAAAATGACTAATACCTCTTATTTCAACAAAGAGTTATTGAATACAACAACTCCTGATGGTAGATTTAGAGCAACTTCGTTTGATTTAATTTTATTTAGAATACCTTATTTGAATGATGATCCATCAAAACCTCAATATTGGGACGAAGGGGTTGGTTATGATTATTACGATGTCAAAGACCCGATTGAAAGTGATCGAAATTATTCCAATAGACCATCAAATTGGTATCAAACTACAACATTAGGAAAATGGGGGGCACCTGGAATTTATAATAATTTAAATTTGGGGGGTTATCCATTTTCAGCATTAACCATTGTCGATGTACAACATTTTCAGTTTGGGGATGAAAATATCGAATTTGATATGACAAACGAGATCAATAGTCTTCTTAATGGTGGAATACCTAACCATGTAGGTTGGGGGATTGCATATCTACCTCAAGTTGAGTTATTAACAGGAACTGAAGGAAGTTATTCTGTAGGGTTTTTTACTCGACATACACAAACTTTTTATGAACCATTTTTAGAAACTACTTATGACGATCTAATTCAAGACGACAGAAATTATTTTACATTGGGTAAAACAAACAAGTTATATTTGTATGTTTTTGAAGATGGCAGTTTTATGAATTTAGATCAAAATCCATTGGTTACCATAAGTGATTCAAATGGAACCCCAATTCAAGGGTTAATAAATTTACCAAGTTGTAAAAGAACTCAAGGTGTGTATGAGATAACAATACCACCTCTTTTAGGTTACAAGACCCCTTGTATTTTTACTGATACATGGTCAAATATATTTTTAAATGGGATACAATTACCAAATGTAATTAACGATTTTACAATATACCCAACAAAGAAATCAATTCAAATTGGAACTTCTGTAAATAATCCACAACAATTTGGATTTGATTATTATGGTATTTTACAAAATGAAAAAATTCTTAATTCAGATTTAAGAAAAGTTGGTGTTATAATTAAAGAGGCATATACGACAAACAAATTATTACCAAATGTAGATGCGTCCTATCGTGTTTATGTTAGAGAAGGTCAAACTGAAGTTATTGTTCAAGATTGGACTAAAATTAATAGAACACCTAATGAATATTATTTTATGTTCGATACGAGAGATAAAATACCTAATGAATATTTTATAGATATTCAAGTAAAATCGACAGGTCAGATCAATACGTATAAAAAACAAATACAATTTCAAATCGTAAATAAAAAATAGAAGTATTTATAATAAAAAAAGAAAATGGCAGCAATTTATGTATTACAACTTTGTACATCAGGAGGACTTGTTGATGTTGAAATAGATGGTTCAGTATTACCTGGAATATCATTTTCCTTTAGTGGAGAAAATGGGATTGTCCTATGTGGTGAAGTTTTAGATGATAGTGAATCACCAACATCAAATTACACGGGAATTTCAGCGTATTTTGGGGGTTGTTCTGAATGTATGGATGATAACACAATAGATGTTAATTACGAATACACATTATGTGCTCCTAATTGTTCTGGCGGAACCACAGAATTAATATTACCTCATCCTGTTTGGACAACAAATTATGGTATGAATGTAGTACAACAAAATGCGGTTACTCTCGGAGGACCTGACGGATTAAACAACTAATATATGAAAAATTTAAACTCAATCATTAAAAAAGTTATTAGAGAAACTCACGAAGAAAGATCTTCGAGATATATGTTCTTTTCAAATTTAGAACAAATGAGAAGACAATGTGATTTATTATTAGATTTGGATCATGGGATGATCGAATCTGTATTAGAAAATGGACATGATTGGGCACAAGATCATATTAGTGAAGCAAAAAACAACATGGATCAAGTATTTGATTTTTTAATGAATGAATCAAAAAAAGATGGTATGGAACTCTCTATGAACATTGATGATAGAGATATGGTTATGATGGAAGGTAGAAAAAAAACAGGAACAAAGTTATGTGCTAGAGGAAAGGCATCGGCTAAAGCAAAATATGACGTGTACCCTTCAGCTTATGCGAATGGCCACGCTATTCAAGTATGTAAAGGTAAAATCAAAGGATTAGACGGAAATAAAAAATGTTCCCCACCTTATTGTTAAAAAAAATAAAACCACTTTTTTAAGAATTTTTTTTCCAAAAATTTTTTTTAATCTAATTAATTCATATATTTGTAGAACAATAAAACAAACGTATGAAAAAATTATTCAACAGGTTCTACAAACGATTTAAAGTAAGATTAAATAAGATTGGTAGATCTTCATCAATGAAGACTTATGAAGAAGTCGAGTTACATGAAAAAACAGCATTTAAAATTTGTGTAAAATTGATTTCTGATAAAGATTCAGATTTTATGATCGCACCCATGTCTCAAAAAAGATTTATAATTAATGAAAAGTTAAATCTTTTCATCTTAATTGATTATGGTAGAGTCGAAATAACAAATCACGTTTTTCATTATGATGTTAGACTTTCTAATAGAGATTACGAAAGAATTACATATTTATATGATACAGAAACTGAAAAAAGAAGATCAAACACCGAAATTACAATTAAGTCTAATGTAAAAAATACGTTAGATAAAGTATATGAAGCAATAATTAAAGAAACCCAAAAAAACCAATAAAAATGAAAAGTCTAATAATTGTAACTATTTTGTCACTAACATTACTTAGTTGTAAAACTTCTAAAAATGCAGGTTGTGATGCTTATTCTTTAAATTCAATTAATAATTCAGATACCTTAACTAAACTTCAAAAAATACAAAAAAGTTTGGATGAAGATGCGTTGATAATCTCAACTTGGACTCAAGAAGAAAGAAATTATTTTTACCAAAATTTTGTTTTTTCTTATGAAGAATTAGATCAAAAATTAGGTCTAAAATTAAAATAACTATCCTCCACTAGCAGGATTTACAGCTACTATATTTGATTGATCATTTGGGTCTTTAGCCTTACAAAAATGTTTTTGTCCTGTAGAATCATAAGTTAACACAATCATTTCTTTAGAATCTACAGGATTTTCAGCATTTAATTGACTTTTAAAAAATCTTGATAAAGGAACAATATCTAATTCATATTCTGTTTGAACTTCACCTACAGGACTGTCAGGAATCATAGATGGGTTTTGAACTTTAACCACAACACTCCAAAGTCCAGGTTCTTCTTGAGTAATGTTATTTACAACCGAGGACCCTATTTCGATCGATGGAGTTCCTTCACTCATTTTTCTAATGTCAATTAATTTATAACAATTAATAGGTCCTAAATTACTACCTGTTGTTACTTGTTCGACTAATAGTGGCCTTACATTACCCATGTGAGATTCTAAAAGTTGTTTAAATCTATTTGTATTCATAATCTTTATTTTTTTCTTGGTTTATAACTTGTCATAACAGGTTTTTGACCTTTACCTGTTTGAGTATCTTTTTTTTCTGCTGTTCTTTTTTGTTGACAAGCAGATCTTTTTTGCGAATCGCTCATTTTACCGGCAACACCTGCAGCTCGACATTTTGGGTATGAACCTTTAGATGTGTCTTGTCGTCCACAGGGAGGGTGTTTTCCATCGACTTTACGACAAATATCTACCCAAGGACCTTTTGGTTGAGAAGACCCCTTAGGTTTCTTCTTTGTCCCAAACCAAACGGCTAAATCTTCATTTAAAACACCTTTATCGGCAACTTCAACCCACTCATTAAATGGAACTTTTTCTGTAAACGGACTCATTTTTTCTGAAAAAGAAGGTTGTCCTTCTTTTGTCATAAAGGGATTTATAACATTACCGTCATCATCAGAAAAAGTGGCGTATGGATGATTTTTTATAAAATTAGTCACCTTTCTTGCCGTCGTTTCTATTTTTTTAATATCATCGAGTCTTTCATCTAAAGAACCATCATAACTATCATAATCTAATAAAGGACTATCAAAATCAGAAACTTTATCGGTAAATGGACCTAAAGAAGATTTACTCCACGGTCTAAAACCAGGTTGTAACGGTAAAATATAAGATCCTCTTGAATTCGTGCTATCACCAGTTGCCTCCCTAATGACTTTTCTAATTATTTGATCTAACTTATTCATTTGATTATAAATATAAATATCTTATATTTTAGTTATGGAACAACAAAAATACGGAAATCTTTTTGGAACAATAGATTTGTTATCTGAAGAACATTTAGAGATTATTTTATCCACAATGGATAATGAACACGCTTTATATTATATAATTGAGTCTGTAAAATCTGCACATAGAAAAAGCGCTTTCACAATTGGGGAAACAGAAGTTATTTCAAAAGCAATTAGAGTTTTATTAAAATAATTTATTAGATTTTTTAATATTTTCACAACCCCACATTGGTTGTAAATTATCTAAAGACCAACATTTTAAAAATTCATCATCACCAATTTCTTTAATATTGTATAATGAGATTGGGTGTTTGTGATCGACATGCCATAAACCATAATTATCCCAAGTCATTTCATCACTAAATTGTTTTTCTAAATGTTCTATTAATTGTTGGGGAGTGTATTTTAAAATATCAAAATAATGTCCGTTTTTTTTAACGTTATTTTCTTTTAATACTTGATAAATTGCGGTTCTGAAATTACTGATTAGTTTATAGAGGGGGTCTCTCGCTTTACGATTTCTTTCGTAATCACGTTTTATTTGTTTAATCTTATCAACATTCTTTTCACGGTATTCTTTAAGATATTGTTTTCTGTGTTCTTTGTTATTTTCATACCAAGTTTTGGATTTATTAGATAAATATTCTTTATTAGAATCTCTCCATTTTTTATCCGCAACTTTTTTACCACCAATATTTCTTCTACCTGATGGACCTAATTTAACACCATTTTCTTTAAGTATTCTTAACACTTGTTGTTTATTTAATCCTATTTTTTCCGAAATTGTTTGACTCCCAATTAAATCCTCATTATACATCTTAAGGATAGTTTTAATTTCTTCTTCTGATGGGACATATTTTTTCATATATATAAATATAGGGTATTAATCCAAAAAACATATAGTTATATATAAAAACATAAAAAAAAGGGACAATTTCTTGTCCCTTTAGTGTTATTCTTTAAGATTATGATTATCTCAATTCTCTTAAATCGAATGTTCTAACACCATCAACGGTAATGCGGCCATAAAAGCGATTATTTACCATCTTTTTCGCGTATCTGGTCATAATACCTTTGATTGGCGTAAAGTTGAATGGGTTATACATTGTAGGTGTTAATTGTAGAGGAACATACGGTGCGTAAATGTAACCTGTGTCTAACAATGAAGTTCCTTTGTGTCCGATCAAAACTTGGTTTGGTGGGAAGTAAGGATCACGGTAAACTTGGTAACGACCTGCTAATGTACCAACTCTTTCAATACCCATGTTGTATTGGTCTTGCTCAGGAGCCGCGTTAGATACGTGGAAGTATTCTAAATCGTCAAAGATGGCAGAAACCTCAGAAGATACAACGATCCAGTTAGCACCACCTCTCAAAGTAGATTTGTGGATTTGTGCTGACAATTGGTTGATTGCTGTAATCAAAGTTTGGTTCCAGTCTTTTTGAGTGTAAGAAGTGGTAGCACCAATTCTTCTCCATCCGTTGTAGTCCCAACGTAAGTTCCAAGCCGCACCTTTACGTAAGTCACGTAAAATTTCACGGTCGATCTCAGCAGCTACTTGCTCTGACAACAATGCTGTCAATTCAGCTTCAGCATCGATGTTGTGGAACGCCGCAACGTCTTGAGCTAATTCAGGAGACCATTGTGCTCTTAGTTTTCTTTCTGTAACAGATACAGTTACTGACTCAAGGTCAAAAGAAACCTCACCAATTTTGTCTTCAAACTCTAACTCTTCGTAACGTCTCCAAGTTGCGCTGAATGAAGTACCTGATGTAATTCCAGTGATTGTAGTTCCTGTGTAACCATCTAAACTATCGTCACCACATGTAGGACATGCTGGACAAGATAAATCAACTTCTAAATAGATACATCCTTCTGTATCACAGATATCATAGAAAGAACCTCCGTTACCTGAATCATTCAAAGTCGCCGCAGCTCCTGTAAATGAATTAAAGTTAGTTTTTCTTTGGTTTCCGTATTGTACGATACCTTTTCCGTAGATTTGAGTAACAACTCTAAATAATAGAGGACCAGTTCCAACTGGACATGGAGTACTAGCATCTAAACCTAAACCATTACCTTTAGTAATTGTCAAATCAGATAAGAAAGATTCTGTATCCATTTCTTGACCATCAGGACCGATAAGTTTTCCAGCTCCAACGTTTGTAAATCCACAAAGTTTCATTAAAACTTTTCTATGGTTTCCAATATAAACTGGATCATTATTACTAGCGTTTACTAATTGATCACCAACCCATTTTTGAACTGTTGTGTTAGATGTACAAGCAGTATATCTTCCTTTTGAGTAATCAAATAATCCTGGAGGATCTAATGCCGCCTCATTTCCTTCGTAGAACAAGTCATAAAGGTTTTTAGAGTAAGCGTTAGGGTTGTTAGGATATCCTTGGTTAGGATCGTTAATGTTTCCGTTCACTGCCTCAGGAGATCCAATTGGTGGATAATGAGTTGTAGGTGCTGTTTCTTGGTATCCTTGGATACGTGGTACAAAATAGAACAATTTACCGATAGGTAAGTTCATTGCTTGTACAGAAACGATGTCGTTAGCCAACAATTTAGAGAAAACTCTTCTTACGATTGGGAAAACAACAGTTTCGAAAGCTCCGTTAGAACCTCCATCAGCAGTTGCTTCGTTAATCAAGAAAGAAGCTTGGTTTTCATATAACTGAGCTACGTTTTCTTTTAGGTGGCCTCTAAGACCTTCAAGGAACCCTAATCTGTCCCATTTGTTAATTGTATCTTCTTTGATAACTTTAAGGTGCTTAAGACCGATGTTACCAACAAGACCTGATTCTAATAATGCTCCCATTTTTTTGGTTTTTTATTTTTTGTTTATGTTTATTTTATTTTCGCCATCAAATCCTTCATTCTCATAAATTGAGGATTTTCATACGTTTTAGATTCAATTAAATTTACTGCCGATCCTGTTGAAGGTGTTTTAACGACATTTCTTTCAATTGATTCTACAATTGTTGATTCACTACCCTTTGTTGTTGATCCCAATTCATTTTTGATTGTTTGATATAGCGCTTTAGATTCTTTCAAACTCTCAACAGAATCGAATCTTCTTAGGATATTGATTTTTTCTTGTTTTGTTGTTGAATGTTCAGTGAACAAACGAGTTGCGTATGCTAAGTTTGAGTTGAATACCGCAGTTTCATTTAGTTTAGTTCTAAATACGTCAAGTGCTTGTCTGTATTCGTTATTCTTTTCTCTTAACAATTTTAATTCGCTCCTATCTACGGATTCAAATGTTAGGTTTCTGTTAGGTGTGATACCTTTTCTTAAACCTCTTCCTTCTTTAGATCCGTTACCGTAAGTACGAGACGCTTCTTTGGTTTCCATTTTTTTAGGTTTCATCATCATTTTTGTATCCATGTAATCTTTTTTACCTGGATGTGTTTTTGATTTATCACCTTTGTTTCCACCTAAAGTTACTTTATCAAATCCTTCTTTGTATTCGAATTTGGCCTTACCTGTACCAACAGCCTTTGTTCCTTTACCAAACGCTTCTTTTCTTTTAGTATTAAAACCTCCATTCATGTTAGGTTTTTTATCGTAACCGAATTTAGGACCTTTCCCTAACCCAACACCTTTTGGTTTCATTGATTTTTTAATTGATTCCATGATTTCGTCGTCGATTGACATTTTTTCATAACCCATCATATCAGTTTCTTCTTCTTCCATTGGGCCTAAGTCGATATCATCATCGTCTTCTTCTTCTATAGAAAACATATTCATATCTTCTTCTTCCATAGGAAGTTTATCATCAAGTTCTAATTCAAAAATAATTTCGTCTTTTTCTTCGAAATCATCTTCAGAATATTCTTCACCCATTTCGAATGAAAAATTATCTTCATCTGAATCATCTTCATCTGAATCATCTTCATCTGAATCAAACATACCCATGAAATCTTCTTCTGATTCTCCTAATTGGATCATGTACTCGTCTTCGCCGTCTTTTAAATTTAACATACCATTTTCTTTTTTAACGATTATTCCATCTTCATCACTCATAGCTTTGAAAACTCTTAAGACCTCATCATCGCTTGCGTCGGTCATATCGATGGTATCATCCATGTTTGGCATTTCGTCATTCATGTTTGGCATTTTATCATCCATCATTATTTCGTCTTCGTCATCTTGATCATCAATTGATGGTATTTCATCACCCATCATAATTTCTTCATCACCGCTAACTTCGACATCATCTTCAGTCTCATCTTGTTCTTTCAAAGACTCTTTTACTAATTGTCTGATTTCTTCTTTCATTGTAGAATGAAGTATTCCTTTTGCATTTTCTTGTAGGGCTTCCTCCAAATTTTTAATTTGGAAAAGAGCATCCTCTACTACATTTTTGTTTTTTGACATATTATTTTTCAATAGTTTATCAAATAAATATCTTTGTTTTTAAAAAAAATTTGATTTTTGACACTTGTAGGCAAAAAAAAATGGGAAAAGAACTTAATCTCCTCCCATTTTCCATTATTTTAATGATTATTATTCTTCGATAACCTCATCGATTTTTGATTCCACAATTGCGGTAATTCGCCAATCCATAGAATAATTTTCATAAACTTTTGTTACTTTCGCCTCAACATCGGTAGGTGAATAACCCTTAACCAATTTCTCCTCTTTCATTTTTTTAATTTTTCCTGTGTTCTCATCAACCATATCAGTTGTGATTCTTGCGATAAAATACTTTTCGTCCATAATTTTTTTATTTATCCAAATAATCGGATAATCTTTTCATTAAGTCAAGAGAAGCATTTCCTGTAGGACCAACATTTAACTCAACTTTTCTTTTATTTTCCTCTTCTAAGTTTTCTTCAAATTGTAATCTATCATCTTTATCTAAAAACAAATAAGCTCCCGGTGTAGAAGGTGAAGATACAAGGTCAAAACAAATTAATTCAAAATCTTCCTGAACTTCGTTTTGCTCACCAACTTTTTTTAATGACCCAACCCCACGAGAAGAAATACCTAAAGTAACTCCCTGACGAAGATAGTTTGCTGCTAAATCACCTTTAGTAGAAACAACACCTCTTTCATGAAATCCAGGACTTGTTAGTAATTTCAATTTACCTAACAATACAGGACCTTCCCACCATATATCAGTAATCATATGGGAAACTCTATCTAAATCTATTAGAGAAGACTCAGGGTGGTTTAATTCTGAAAGAGCGGTTCCTTTTTGAATCATTTTTTTATAATTCTCGGCTTCTCTTTTTAAAATATTTTCAGGGTAAATTCTTCCGTTTCTATTTGGGGTGTCGTATTTTTGTAATACGGCATAAAACTCAAAAGGTTTTGAATGATCTAACATATTACGATTTTCTCTTATCATAGATAAGTTTCTTCGTTCATTTGGATCGATATAACCCGCATCATACTCAACAAGAATCCCACGACCTGAATCTCTTGGTCCTAATATTTTTAAATTGTCCATTTAATATTTTCTTTATAAATACTAAATAGTTTCAGTTTCTTTCTTTATGGGTTTTTGATTTCCGTTTTTAGTTAAATAAAATTTGAAGTATTTGTTTTTATTTAACACATCACCGTATATATCTTTAACGAGATTTTTTACAACTTTTTTTAATTTTGGTGATTTAAAATCCATATGTTGTTTTAAATATAAATTTGTTTCTATATTCATAAAAGATTTCTTTTTTAATTGGATTCCACTTGTTCTTAAATCCAAATCGACGATAAATTTGTCGTCAAAAATTTCTTTATCTATATTCTCATATATAGAATGTTTAACTGATCTTGTCATGTTCAAAACAACTCTGTCCCAATTTTCAACCTCATCTTTAGGTTCTACCCACGTTTGAATGTTGACGTAAATTGATTTGAGATTTTGAGAATCAATGGTCCCATACTGTGATTTTAATGTTCTAAACCCATTGATCTTACTTGTTTTACCTTTTTTCATAAATTTTTATCATACTCTTATCGTTTATTTTGATTAATTATATGAAATATTTATATTTATATCAACAAAGTTAAAAATTTATGCTAATAGTAGAAGTAAAAAAAGGTAATATTGAAAAATCGTTAAAGGATTTAAAAAGTAAGGTTATTAAAACTAAACAAAACAAAATTTTGTTTGAAAACAAAGAGTTTGAAAAAGATTCTGTTAAAAGAAGAAGATCTATTCAAAAAGCAACTTATGTACAAAAACTCAGAAACAATAATTAAATTCCTTCTGAAAGATTTTTCAATTTAAAGTAGTTGATTTCGTTAAAAGATTCGGTGGTAAGTTTATTTATTACTTGGTCTATGGTTTGATTTGTTTCTTGATCACTTTCAGATAATTTATCTTCAAGTTTCTCTAAAACTTCCTCTTTAATTTTATTATAAGATTCTATCAATTCTGATTTTGGTGTGGATAAAATCTTCATAACCTCTTTTTTCTCGGACTCATTTAAAGACGATAAAAATGATTTCACATTTTTGTTTGCAACACTCAACATAGATTTTAAAGGTACATTGATAGTTTCTTTATTTTCCACAATAACACTTTTTTGTAAATTTTCTGAAATAAGTTTTTTACTTTTAATTTTATCTTCCAAAGTCAAAAGTCCGTTAGAAAATAGATTGTCGATGTTTTTGTAATCATTTTCTGCTTTAATATGACCAATCCACATTTTTAATTCAGAAAAAGTTTTGGTTGGGATTTTATTTATTGTGTTTTCGTAAATAATGATAGATTGATTTATATATTCGTTTGCAACGTCTTCATTTAAACCTTTTTTTGATGATAATTCATCATACAAGTAAAATAGTTTTGACACGTTTTTATTTTTCAGGACCATTTCACTGAACACGAATAAATCTTTTTTAACTGAGTCTTTAGCATAAGATTCCGCCAAACATTTTTCTATCTTAGATTTTAATTCACCAAATTTCATTTTTTTTGTTTTATAATAAATATCAAGTTAATTTATTTATTTTATCAATATCGGTATCTGTTGTTTCTTCATCATAATCTTCTCTATCAATCATTTCACCTTCCCACCAATCATCACCAAACCAAGAAATAAAATCATTAACATCATCTTCGTCTTCAAAATAACTATTAACTTCATTTTTCCAATATTCTCTAATACTAACGTTAGCATATCTTTTAGTTATTACTTCATATGTGTGAAGTTCGGGAATTTTTATTTTTTCAGTGGCAAAATTAGGGTTTAACTTGTATAATGCCAAAATAAATCCTAAATCATCTTGATCGATTGATATACCAATATCATCAAAAATATCTTTTATTATTTTTTGATTAGCATGCGAAATTAAATCTCCATTTCGACCAAATCGATCAATATCGTCATACATTCGTTTTAGAATGAATTTAAAATTTTTTTCTGGTAATTTTTCTAATTTACTCATATCTATAAATATTAGTCACCAAGAAGTTTAGATAATCTTTCATCTAAATCACCAAAAGATTGAGAACTTTTGTTAAAATCCCAATACTCGTCTTCATCCTTTGATTCTGTAAGTATCTTCAAATTTTTATGGACAACACCTTCAGGTATTGGTGGTTCTGAACCACCTGCTGGCTCTGGAGGTGGTGGAGGTGCAGATCCCCCTCCTCCGGCCATCGGTGATGACCCCATTCCTCCTTCTTCTCCTGATGGAGGAGCTTCAGTTGATCCTGTGACGGTACCATACAATTTATCTACTTGATCAAATAATCCTGTATGGGTAATAATAGTTGCGGTATTATCCAACTCAGCAGAAACGGCTCTTTCCATTCTTATTTGTTGAACGTCAAGTTTAATTTCCTCATCAGAAAATCCAAAAATATGTTTTTTAGCCCAAGTTGCTGAGGTTGCTTGAATTGACTTTGGAATTTCAGCCACTAAATCCTTATATAACAAAACTTTTTCTTTCCATACATCAATCATTAATAGATCTGCTTGTTTGGAGGGGTTTGTTAATTGAAGAGTAAAATTTTCTAACTCATCTTCAAATCCCATCAAAAACAAATGTATAATTGCAATCTTATTTAATTCTGCAATTACCGATTTTTGTATTTTATTGATTGTTCTTGCAAATCTAATATCCAATAATGATAAATTTTTTCCATCTCCAACAACTTCTTCAAACCCTAAATAAGCCTTAGGAATTCTAAGTGCTGTTACAAGTTTCTTTTGAATATACTCGATATCTGCAATTTCTGATAAGTTTGTACCACCAGGAAGTGTTGTAATTGGTTCAGGTGCTGATTGATCTCTAATTGGAACAAAGTAATCTTGATCTACCGCCATTTGGTTAAATCTTAAATCAACATTTCCTGTTTTATTATCTACAACCTGATCTCTTTTAAATTTATTGGCGACCCTTTGTACATAAGCTTCAACATCTTTATCGTCCATGTTACCAACATAAACTTTAAATATTCTTCTTTCAGGTGCCCGTGAAGTTCTATATATCAACATCGCATCCTCTGCCAATACCAATTGTTTCCAAATCCTACGAGCTTTTTCTAACATTGAAGTTCCATAAGGAAGTTTTCTATCGTCACCCAATAATCTAAAGTGAGCAATTTCCCATGTGTTAAACTCGGTATTTTTTTCTTTCCAAGTAAATTTTAATGATTTTTGTTTGATGTTTGGAACCGCAGAATAAGTTCTGGTTTCCATACCCCTTTCAAGTCTTTCAATTTCAATATTTGGTAATTGCAAACATCCGATAACACCCCTTTCGTCACTTAATTTTAAATAAACAAAATTGTCACCATATTTACACATGTTTCTAATCCACATCGGTAAATTGGTGTTTATATCTAATTTATTAATAAATAAATCGACTAATATAGATTTGATTCTTTTTGATTCAGAATAAACTTGTAAGACATAACCATCTTGATTTGGTGTTGTAGATTCTTCAGCGTAGATATCTAAAGCGGTTGAAATTTCTGGTGTATATTCCATTGATTCGTAATCGTAGAACGCAGCTATTCGTGTTGGTTCATAATATACCGCCTGAGTATATAAATTATTTTCTATTTTACCCCACTGATTACTAAGATATAACGATTGTTGTTGTTGGAGTTTCTCTTTTTCGAATTGAGACTTATCTTGAGTTTTTAAAAGTTCTTGTTTGTCTAACTTATAGGTTGGTTGACCCATACCCAATGTTGAGTTTGGACCAAATGTTTGCGTTAACCTTTGCCATACCGTTAGATTTTGATTATTATTTTCCATGTATAAAAAATTAAATACAGATATAAATATCTAAATAGTTTGATTTAAATGTCATTTAAATATTAGTACTCCAAGTACTCATTTGATCCTACAATAATATATTCATAAGAATTGGTTATTATTGCATTTAATAATGATTCTACTGTCGATGTTGGGGTTGGGGTTGGTGTTTGAGTCGGTGTTGTTGTTGGCGTATTTGTAGGTATTGGTGTAGATGTTGGAGTTGGTTCGGGAGTTACTGATGGTATTGGTGTAGATGTTGGAGTTGGTAATGGTGTAGATGTATTAGTTGGTGTAGGTGTTGGTAATGGGATTTCAGGACCCATAGGTTTATCGTTTTGTGATTTTTTTTGAGAAAATGTTGTTTGATATACTTTTACACCATTAATCGTTTGACCTGGTACAATTAGTAAAGACCCATTGGCAATCCTACCACTACGTTTTCTGAAATCTAAACCCATACATATAATTATCTTTTAGTTCCAAATAACCAAGAATATTTCATATAATCATCTTTGCTTGGACCACTATTTGCTCTATATCTGTCGTTAACGACATTTGTATTTGGTATTGTCGGATCAAAATACATTTGTTTTCCAACGTTTTCATTTGATACCATTGACCAAGATTCGATCATAACTTTTGTGTGTTCTGTGGCTTTTTCTAATTTTGAAAATGATGATTCCCCAACATATATCGCCATGGATATACCCATAATTAAATCGTCATGTTGTCCTTTTTGGTGATCGGGTCTTCCATTTATATAAACGAAAGTGTTCATTTCGTTATATAATCTAACACTTTTAATTTTAAACTTATGTCTTACGGCTTCTTCGAATGCCGCAATTATTTGAACCCTTTTATTATTAAAATTAATTCCTGGTATCTTGTCAGCGGCCTTTGGGTTATACGACCATATATTTGTTGTATCAACACCATCAATATACATATTTTTATAACCAAGTTCTTGCATCTTTCTAACTGTGGTTATTCCCATACCACCCGTGATATCGACAACAACAAATGAACTATACATCATACCCCACTTATAAGCAATTTCTGCCAATGTATCAGGAGGTATTTTCCCAACATATTCCAATACCTGTTCTCTTTCATCAAAATCTATAATCTGAATTGATGAAAAGTCTTCACTATCACCACGGGATACATCGACACCCATAATGTATTTATGACCTTCAATAGGTTCTTTCCAAATCCAAAGAGAATTACCCATTAATTTAGATGGGGGATCTTGTAAAGAATTATTTTTAATTTCTTCAAGTTGTTTATTATCAAAAACATTATCACCTGAACCTAAAAACTCACAATTTAACTCTTGGTTAATTTTTCTTTTATCATATTTAAGTTTTTTAACCATTTTTTCATACCAAGTGGAGCATGGTTTGTATCCTTGATTAAAAAAGTGTTGTAGTTCTTGATAATCCCTTTCATATGGATCAACATGTGCAAAAGAAATATTCTTTGAGGTATCAAAATCATCAATATTAAGTAAATAATGAATAAGATCGTCAGTTGGTACAAGATAAAGGTCTTTTGCATATCTTGGGTCTCTGTACCAATACATTTCAGAGATTTTAAAGTTATTCATCCCTTTTAATGACTGATCGTATATTTCATAATAAATTTGGTCATATCCGTTTGGTGTAGATACAACGATTACCTTACCACCCGTAGATAGGGATGCCATACAAGCAGCCCAGAAATCACTATCGGCCTCGATAAACGCCGCCTCATCAAATACAAGTATCGTGGGGGTAAATCCACGAAGGGCATCTTTTGATGTTGCAACCGCCTTGACTTCAGATCCGTTATTTAGTTTGTAATGTCTTTGTGAGTTTTTTTCAGCAGCAAATCCCGCACCAACCCAATTAGGCCATTGATCAACAAAGGCTCTAATTTTATTTGCCATCTCCATTGATGTATCAAGTTTGTTGGCAATTATTAGAATTTTTTCAGGTTGAGTTTTTTTTGCGAAAACTAATCGTTTTGATACCCACGCTGCGGTTACGGTAGATACACCTGCTTGACGGTACTTCAAAGCGATGTTTTCTTCGTGATCTTCATAGTCTTGTAAAAGTGAAACCTGATCGGGAAATAATTCTAACGGAACGTATTTTGAAACCGTGTTGTCGTATGTTTGTAAGTAAGTTCTAAGAGCATATGGAGTGTCGTTCATACACTTCACATATTCGATCATTACTTGTTCTTTGGACAGAGCCATATAGTTTTTTTATTTTTTAGATTTTCCTATAGAAAACAATTGACCGATTGGTAATTCCATAGGGGCCTCATCAGAAAACATAGTAACTTTTTTAGGTTTACGAATAACAAATGAATCATTCTTTTTTTTTGTTTTTTTAATTGCCTCTAATAAATCTTTTTTTGACATTCTTGCATCCACCTCTTTTTCTAGCATTTCTACTATAGTATTTTCTATGAATTTTTGTAAATTTTCATTAGTTTCTTTTTTCTTGTATTTTACAGTTT